TCTATCCCGCTTCGCCTTTATGACTTGTTCATAACGCCGAAGCTTTCGATAGCCTGGACCTGCACGTACCAGCTATCAGTACTGAGCGATTGTGCGACCTTCCACGTTTTAGAGGTGAATTCCCCTGTTTCATAGACAATCATCGCATCTTCTAGCTTAACGCAGGTGCTATTCACCCCCACCAGCTTGCCGGTGTAGATGTATACGCCGCACCATAGCGTAACGGTTTGCCCCAGAAGAGAATCAAGACCCTCGTTCTCTACTTCGTTGACTAGTACTTTCATTTTCTTTCTCCTTTGTTCATGATGTTTATATAATACCAGAGATTTTATTTTTTGTCAACCAAAAAAATGCACGGTTTTGAAAAATTTTGGTGTCATATTTTCGAATCCACCACTTCGTTTCAAATTTCGAAACACCTTCTTTAATTTGTTCTCATCAGTTCCATAAGCAATAATTTTGTCTTCACCCAAGATCCCATCGAATTCACGAATTGCATAATGTGGTTTCTTTCGATCTTCAATCGGATATTCTTCAAAAATATACATCTCTCTCACCTCAATGCTGCGAATTTTTTCTTAAAATCGTTTTCGTATCTGTCACCAAAGTCGGTATTATCCATTATAGGGCGATCATCAATCATTTCCTCCTGTGCTGATTGTTCTACATCATATAATCTCATCTTACCTCTGTCAACCCCCACGACGAATCTTTTTTTATCGGTTGGGTCGTTAAAACGATTCTTCAACTGTTTGACCATAATCTGATTGAGATTTTCTAACTCTTCACTAGTCACCAAAGCAAACATCAAATCGACGGTAGCAGGTAGACCAAAAGACTCGGATGTATCTTCGAGTCCAGGATCGGAGTTTGTATAACCAGACCGTGTAGTTTGAGTTGCCGTGACGATTGGAATGTTTTTCTCAACAGCCAATCCTCTCATCTCTTCAGCGATTGCTTTGATGTAAGTATAACTGTTGACATTAGCACCATACCTCAATCGCATAGAAGCACAGATATTGAGATAATCAACATACACGATATCTGGAACAAAGTTTCTTTTCAAACGAAGTTCATTCAGTAGATGTCTAAAATGCCCGACACCAGCAGTGGCAGTAGGATATTCTTTGATAATCAATCTACCCTCTGTCTTATCTCTGACTCTATCAACTTTCTTCATATATGATGCTTTAGGTAGTTCTTCTAGTTCTTTCAATGGTACATCTAGAAGATTAGCATCGATGCGTTCAGCAATCCGTTCTTCTGCCATCTCCATTGTGATATAGAGAACCTTACGATTATCCATCAAATTAGCAGCAGCAAAATGACACATAGCAAGAGATTTTCCGACACCGGTGCCAGCAAGAATACAAGTTAAAGTTTTCTGTGGAAGCCCACCTTTAGTGATGCTATTAAGATAGTCTAGATCAAACGCAATACGATTTTCTATTTTATGATAGAAGTCATAACGATCAGAGAAGTCTTCTAACCAATCATGACCAATGTGATTATCAAAACTGATAGAGAGTGCTTCAGAAAGAATTTCTGGAATCGCACCCTTTGTCTCCTTCTCTTTACCATCCATGATTTGAATGGATTTCATGATAGCATTATGAATAGCACGTTCCTGACAGAACTCTTCTGTCCTGTCAGTCAACCACTGTTCATCAATCTCACGATCCGTGAGTTGAGAAAGATATTTGATGCATGGTTCAAAGTCATTTTCATCTACATCGTCATTGTCAAGAGTGATACCAAGAATCTCTACAGTCGGTAGAGTGTTATATTCTTCAACGTGTTTCTTGATATATCGATACAGAGTTTTTTCTGTGAAATCATTGAAATACTCATCTTTAAGAAATGGAAGAACTTTCCTCGAATAATTCTCGTTGTGAATGAGATGACTCAGTATCTGTGTTTCCAGCCTCATTTTCTTCCTTTTCATTCAAAGCGGTGATGATAATATGTACTAGAATTCCACCAATATGATCATTGAAATGAATATTATTTTCAGTCAATTCGTGTGGATTTTTTACGAAATCAAAATCAAATTTCAAAGTTGCTTCGTCTTTTTCATCGATTTCTTTTACAGATATTGTATTGTATCTAATGATTGTACCATTATAACGTTCGTCAGTCAACCTAATAGGTACAGTTGATTTACCATCATCTAGATTATCTACTATTTCATAAGTATCGTCATACTGTGAAAATTTTTCAAGATCAATCTTCGGCACTATCCGTCTCACTCTGATCTGTTTCTCCATAACCGCTGACAAGCTCTCTTTCTTCTCCATATTTGAATTCCTTTGCAGCAGCCTGTTCTAGTCTTTTCATGACATCTTCTGTAAAAAACCTCTCAGGTTCTGCATTGATTGCTTTAGCATAATGTTTAGATCCATCAGGAAACTCATAACGAGTTGATACCTTCTTGATAACATCGTACTTCTCGGCAAGGTCAAGAAGACCGTAATAACGATCCAAACCAGTCGTATAGTTTAGACGTACTTCAATCGTCTTATTTGGCTTGGTAAAACGTGACTTTTGTGTAGTGACCTTGATTAGATTACCCTCATCCTTTTCAGTGTCTTTATCTTTTTTCTTTGAAAGAAAAAGAATTGTAGAAGCGGTATACTTTAGACCAGAACCACCAGACATTTCTTTCTTTGGAACATAAGAACCGACTACATCATAAGTATGATTCGTAACAATCATCGGAACCTGTGCTTTAGATAAATTGAGACCGAGAGTACGAAACGCAGCCTTGATTACTTGTGCTCTGGTCATATCTTTCGTTTCTTTACCTTCAGCACTATCTTCCATTTCTTTTGTTGTAGATAGTTGACCGAGAGAATCAAGAACCATCATCATTGGTGGTCTATCATTTTTGTGCTCTGTATATCGTTCTAAAACTTGTAGTGCATTGTGACGAAATTGTTGAATTGTTTGTGGTTCAGAAACTACAACACGGTGAACGTCAATATTACGAGTGGACATCATCTCTTGTGTTACTGCTGCTTCAGTATCATAATAGATAACACCGCCATGATCGTTTTGTTGTAAAAAGTTATTGACCATTCCTAGGGCAAAGAAAGTCTTTCCCGTTGCTTCTTCGCCAGCAAGAGCAGTGATTTTGTTATTTGGCACACCGCCGTAAAGACTACCACTGACAAGAGCATTAAGAATGAAACACCCAGTATCAAGCCACCCAGAAAACTCAGCAGAATTGCCACCATCGGATAGTAGATGAGTGTTTTCATCATTGAGTTCCTTTACCATAGTTTTAAAAAAATCAGACATTATTTCTCCTCAAAAAAAGATCCATCTAGAATTGCTTCAACTTTTTGCATTTGTTTTTGAATGATAGGACCACGACCAGGCCAATGGATATACTCCTGGTTTTGTGTCCTATACAAACTAGATAGCAAAGGCATTACAATCTTTGCCATCTCATTTACTTTCTGATTAGCCACAGAATCAGCTAATTGTTTCCTTTCTTCTACAATATTCTCATTATCATATATCAAACTAAGTAATGTGTCAACTTTTTTTTCCATATTTCTTAAACTATCTAACTTTCTTTCAAGTCGTTGTTCAAGAGATGTCAAATCATCTTTAGCAGCAAGAGCGGGTTTATCTGCTCTGACCAAGTCTTCTTCTTCAATGACCTTCTTACGATATGTGTCCTCATCGACGGCTGTAAGACCAGAAGTCCATCCGGTCATATCCATATCGTCCCAAATATTCTTACTCATTAAAGAAATCCTCCAAGTTGTTTTGTTTCTCAGCATTCCAACCCATAGCATCAAGAATAATTTTGACTGGATCTAGAAAAGTTTTCTCAAGCTGAGTATCATAGTCAATATATTGTGCCAACTCAAACTCTTTTGGCAGCACGGTTACAAATCCCATAACATTTTCCATAATGGGATTTGGCATTTTCATATATAGAAACTTCATCTTGTTACCAGATTGGATCTGCTCATACTTACTAGTTAACTTATGTTTCTTCAATTGGTCATTGTATAATAGTGCAGCACGAACATGAATTGGCGTACCGGATTTATATAGACTTGAGTTATCTTCAAACTTTCGAACATCTGATACACCACGAGGGAAGGCGATTTCTTCTGGTGTTAGATCCATCCACTTTTCTCGTAACTCTTCAATCCATTTCTGAACTTCATCTTCACTTTGAGTTACCACCTTCTTCAGTGTATCCATAATCAATTCTTTGACTATCTGCGGAGTAGAAGAACGAACGGCTTCAATACCAGTCACTTTCAACTTTGGTTCAGCAAATCTCACACCTTCATTGTCCCAAACATGTGCAATGTATCGTTTCTTCGCTGTCCAGATGGCTTTATCGGCGATGATTTCACGTTTCATCACCATCTTCTGTTGTGGTGCTTTCATATAGTCAGCAAGATGTTGATATCCTTTATCTAGATGTTTCTCAATTTCTACTGATGCTTTGTTTAGAAAGTCTACGATTTTTGTCTTGTTTGTCTCATTTGGTAGTATCTTCTGTACCAATGCACTCATATTAAGATACACAGAATCGGTATCAATCGCAATCACATAGTCTTCGTTAGTCTTCAGTATATTGTTTAGATATTCATTAAGAATCTTCTCAGCCCATCTAATAGTAAACTGACCTGATACAGTTATTGCCTCTGCAACACGTTGATCAAAATATCTGAAATATTTATTTGCTAACGCTCCATAGAAAGAGTTCATTGCAATCTTGATAGCCATCTGGTTGTTGTCGAGAATGGATATCTCGCGTTCAATACTTTTAGATTTTTCCTTCTCATATCTCTGTTTTGCGTCTATCATCTTTTGTTTGATAACAACTCTTTCATCGTAATATGATTGAATAACCTGTGGGATGATACCTTCTATGTCATTACGAAACAACTGACCTGTAGCAGTAAGACACATTCCATTTGGTATATCTAAATCAGGCATCTCTAGTAGTTTATCAACGTTTACTCCAGATACAATATCATTTACTACAGTCTCTGGACTCATATTGTATTGCATAATGAGATGTGGATATAGAGAGTTTAGATCAAAGGAAACCACCCAATCATGAAGACCTATTTGTGGTTCTTTTACATAACCACCTTCGATTGTATCATACCGTGAATCAGTCTTAGGCGGTACAACAATCTTTCTAGATTTGAACTCATTATATAGAATAGCATCCCAAATGCCAACGGTCTTCAATGTCTCGCCAAGAGTACACTTAGCACGATAGGCCATTGTAAGTACCAAATCAATTAGACCAAGTTTGTCCTCAATCTTATCAACAAGTTCCACATCTTTTACATTATACTCCACAAACTTTTGATAGTCGTGTTTGTATAACATATGCAAGGAACCATATTCACTATAATCCAATTTCTTCTCGCCTAGAATCACATTAGCGATATGATCCAGTTTATAGGACTCTTGTTGTCCTAGTGTGTTGTATGTAAATTTTTTGAACACATCGATATAATCCAACTGTGTGATACCAACCAGATTGTACCTTAGATGTTCCACACCAGCTATGAAAAGATTATCTTTATTGACAAGTTTCCAAGGTGACAGAGACTTTACCATATCCTCACCAAAGATTCTTGCAATACGATTGACAAGATAAGGCACATCAAAAAACTCTGAATACCATCCAGTAAGAATATCTGGAACATGATCAGCCCAATAATCAATGAAATCTAATAAGAGTTCCCTCTCATTTTTGCATTTACGATAAAGAACAGACATTCCGCTTTTGTCTGGATTGAAGTCATATAGACCCCATGTGTGGTAGATAGTACCGTTATTGTTCTTGATAGTGATGGTAATGATTTCATGTTTAGCATCACGCGGTTCTGGAAATCCGTCTTCTGATGCTACTTCAATATCAATCGTGCAGATATTGATCTGATTGCGATCATACTTAATCGTCTTGGGAAATGCGTCTGAGATGAATTGATGGACATAGTTGGTTGTTCCATATACCGTGAAGTTATCTACATCCGCGTACTTATCCATAAACTCTTTACAATCACGCATAGATCCAGGCTGTACAGAATCTACAGTACGTCCGTCGAGAGTCTTCCATGCACCCTTTGGCGAGGGAATATAAAATGTCGGTTCAAACTTGACCTTCTTAGTAATCTGTGTCTTGTTATTGTAACCACGAAACAGAATCTGATTACCGTATCGATCTACATTAGTGTAAAAAATGATAAACCTCCTTAAAAAAAATGGGAGAGCATTGCTACTCTCCCATTATAGTCTATGGAGTTATAGATGTCAACTGAAAACTTTATTGACCCAACTTGCTCCGACGAAATAACCGAGTGCCATTACAAGCACTCCTACTGAGAAGATTAGTTGACCTTCCATTAGATATATCCCTTCCTAGTATAGATTGAGTAGTGTTGAGTATATCCGTTAGCGATAAGTTTCTGTCGTCTTTCGAGTTCAGCGTGATCCTTAGCGCCGCTTAGAAAATCTTCTTCCCAACTGTATGAGAAAAACTTTTTTACCTTTGAAAATAACTTACTCATTTAGTAACTGTGCTGCCTCCTTTGTCTCTTCTTTAGCCGTATTAATGCTAACTTTCCTCGGCTTCTTATGGTCTGGAATGATGTTTTCGAGGAAGACCTTGAGCATTCCGTTGACAAGAGACGCATCCTTAACTTCGATTGTGTCAGCGAGGTTGAACGTCCGTGAGAAGGCACGATTAGCAATCCCCTTATGTAAGAAGTTATCGTTATCGTCAGATGTCTTACCTGCAATCTTCAAGACATCGCCATCAATCTCAATTTCGATATCAGACTTAGAGAAACCAGCAACAGCAATCTCAACGATATATTTGTTCTCTTCGACCTTACGAATATTATAAGGCGGATACGATGGAACGTTCTTTGATAATGTATCGTTGAATTCATGAAGACGATCATGGATTCGATCGAAACCAACAAAGAATGGTGAATTTAATAGGGAAAGAATGTCTTTAGTCATCTTTTGACCTCCTAGTTTAGCAAGGTTATGTTGTGTGATACCCATTCGGCGTATCACGATTTTATTTAGTTTGGACTCTCCCAAAAGTCACACCACTTTACCGTAACTCAGGTATGCAGGTGTCGCATATCTATTCAATTTGAATTGCAGTTCACGTAGTTATTAACAACCTTACAATTGTAATTACTACTATTATTCTGTTGTCCAGTTTGACCATTAATAATGATAGGAGTCATCGTACCATCATAATTCCTCTGATACTGCCGACCATTCAATTCGTAGATCTTGTTAGAATTTTGATCAATACGTTGACCATTACTATTAATCATATATGCATTGTTGTTAATGGCAGATCGATTGTCATATGGCATTCCTAGAGAATTACCAAACAAACCACCAAGCAACCCACCACCAAGTACACCAGCGGCAGTAGCGAGCTTCTTGCCATTACCCTTGCCGACAAACTTGTTCGCAGCAAAACCGCCACCAGCAGCTCCTAGAAGCCCACCAACGGTAGTACCAACATCAGTAGTCTGACAAGCACTCACACTCAAACCTAGAACCGCAACAGCGGCAATCATTGACTTACGCATCATATTTCTCCTTGTTTGCATCATCACAAAGTCAACTTACTCTACTAATATAATATCAGTCGTATTAAATGTCAACCCTTTTTTTCACTAATTTTGAGATTTTTTAACTTTTCTTCAA